GTGATTTGTCGTCTCAAAAAAGACACCCCCCTATTCTTCTTACTGCTATTACAGCGTGAACAGCATGCAACTAGGTTAGATTCCTCATGCGTTCCACCTTTTGATAGTGGCACAATGTGATCAACTGTGTTGGCTTGTGATCCACAATAATAGCAACAGTAATCATCACGCTTCAATACTCTAAGCCTGTTGGCTTGATACTGCTTGTTCTTGTATTCCCTATTGTTTGCCATATTTAATACCAGTTGTGATTGATATGGTGCTTCCAAGCATTGCACCAGTTTCCATATCTACTGAGGACATAGTTATGCGCAAGCCTAAGCTGCCTAGAGATGGAGTGGTCTTTGGGTTTAGTAGGGTGAGCGAAACCCAATTGGTAAATGCCCCAGTATTTCCCATTAGTTGCATACTGTTGAAATCGTGATTCCTTGTATGCGATAGCCAGAGCGCATCGAGCCTGACGATTGTCTGATCTACTTGAAACATATTGGGTAATGCGATCGGAAACATAACGATGATCATTTGTTTCTCTATCTTGGCCTGCTACTAAAGTAGCGGCCAGTAGTAGTTCAGCAATCATGGGCATCCGCCCGTATCCGCTACGGCTTCGCTTTGGCTTCTTGACAGCCAGCTCGCTTGCTCATTGTAAAGACTTGTCAAGACGACACGCCGTAAGTCCATGAGTTACCTACTAACCGCAAGGGTTTCACACACGCGACACGCCCGACCGCGTTGTAACCACGAGCCACATGAGCATCTGATAATGCTTGAATCATCTCTTACTTTAGAACCCACTTTTAACTCCTTTACCTAGCTGCTCTCGCTTCTCGGCAAATACTCTTTGCTGCTGCTCTGAGCGCTTGCCTACATTTGGGAATTGCTGGATTAGATCGAAGGTGTCTGGTTTGCAGACCGCGCAAACTGTGGTGGTTAGATAGTTATCGTCATGGTCGAACCAATCGATAAACCCGAACACACACGCTCTATTGCGGCAATATGAGCTAAGTTGCGTGTAATTCTGCTCTGGCGGCAGATGTTTGTATTTAGCCATTTAGATACTCCCTTATCTGTAAGCCTAGATATTTACTGTAAGCAGGCGGAATAGCCTCGACTAAATCACTCCATTTCATGTCCCAATCGATGCCCATGGCAGCCCTAGCCTGTTCAACAGTATCAGCCGTCTTGCCGCCAATAACATATCCGCCTGTTTTATTATTTTTGCCTTGTAGTTGGTCACCCATGCTTCCATAAACACCAACAGGCTTGCCTTGGGTCTTGTGATCGCATTTAGAGCCTTGCAACGGCAAAGAACTTTCAAACAATCTATGCCTTCTAACCGCTAAACCAAAACTTGACCCACATAATTGAACTGGGTCAATCAATGGCGCTCCCGGCACATTTTCGATGATGTAATGCTTGCCTATTTTTATCAATAAAGCTCTAGTTGGCTCTAATAAGTCTGGTTTGTTTGTTTTTTTGCCTTGTGCAGCTGCCAGTTTCATAAGACTTGTAAATGGTTGGCAAGGTGGCGATGCGTGAATAACATCGAAGCCCATTAAGAATACCGGGCTAAGGTTAAACACATCATCTACGATCATCTCAAATGGGTAATCTGGGTGTGCTTTATTATCTACGCCAACCACAGTAAATCCGGCTTCGGAATAACCTAATGAAGCACCACCAGCACCACAGAACAGATCGAGAAGTTTCACTCGTAATCCTCGCGCTCAAACTGTTTATTGTATTCGTGGCATTGCTCGCATATGGCGGAGTAACGCCAGTAGTAGCTTTTACTATGGCCTATGGCATTACAGATTGAATCCATTATCGAACCTCTTTGTAATGGCTACTTAGCATTGCTGAGATGTATGACCTGAACTCTGCCATGCTCATAGCATCGGTCTGCGCCCGTCGTTCAAGTTCAGCTAATAACCCTTCAAGAGTTTCCAAGAACTCAACTGTTTTCTGTTCCATCATTATCCTGTTCTAATCTAAATGTGCCTTTGCCTAAACACCTTGGGCATGTTACTTCATACTCGGCTGTTAGTTCGCCATTTTCATCATAACCATCATCATCGGTTATTGTGCCCGCGCCTATGCATTGTGGGCATGGCGCTTTGTCCATGTCTTTGCAAGCGATAGTCCAACCCCACGCAGAATCCCACTTCATGCCGTAGCCGGGCATAACTTCACTATCGGAGTTCAATTACACCAGCCCCCATGCAACTAAAGCAGATGCTTGAATCTACATCTAGTGGGTTCTCATAACCACAGCCACTACATTTAGAACACTCAAGTATTATTTTGCGTTGTGGTTTTTCGTAAATGTGACGGCGATACGGATTTACCATTGTTATCCCTTCATTAATCGATCAATAACCATCGATGCTTCCCATTTGGTAAGTTCGCTTAAATGGTTAATATCTCGACTTCTAATAACTTCGGCCACAAATGCAGCTAAGTCACCATCTGGAAACTTCTCTGCATACTTGGCTCGAATCATTTTCTGCTGTTTATCTGTTACTGGAGCGCCACCATTACCGGGAGCATCAGAAACCTTAACTGGCTTAGTCTCAATCACTTCAGCGCCAAGCGCTTCGGTTAAATCCCAACTGGCAAATGGATCATCAGCTGGTGGCGGTGGCAAGTCTGGCTCGCCCCAATCAAGTGGCTTAGCCTGCTTCACTTGCTCTTGCTCAGCTCGGCGAACTCGCTCAACCTTTTCCATTTCATTTCGTGTTGGGCGTGTCTCTGCTGGCTTCTTACCTTGAAATCCAAAGTTGGCTAATGCTCGACCAATGGCGCTAGTCTCACAGTTCTCTAAAGCAGAAGTCTTGTTAACGGGCGAATTGCCAACAATTTCCTCAGCCCAACCAGTTGATACCAAGGTAGTACCAAGCCATATTTCGGCTTTCATTACATATTGCAACGGCCTGCCATCTATGCGCTCGGTGTGTTCAAGGGAAGTGATCACACGCATATCGCCGTGTTCTTTTAGTGCCTCGTCTAGTCGTTCGGCTACTGTTTGATAGTCGCTTAAATTAAATGCCATCGCGTGACCAATCATAGAGCTGCTTGTCTTGTGCCAGTTTCACACGATTGGCGTTAGCAACCTTTTCTGCTTCCATCTCAGCATCGGCCTTGCCGAAGTAATAGCCAAAATACAACATGGCTGCGCTGTAAGTTAATAACACCAACACTTGAGTAAAGGTGTTCCAATCTACATAATACATTTTTACTCCCGATCCGCCGGAGTTTCCGACTTGGGATTATTTAACCACATAGGTCTGTCGATTTGACTTAATGAAAGATAACGATTAGGTTACGATTTGTAAGTACGGCGATCCACTTACCTCCCATGAAAGCCCCTGCTACCTCTCTGGCAGGGGTTTTCTTTATCCGTAACGCTTGCCCTCAACTACGAATGAACCATCTTTGGCTACGGGCACAGCTACGGGCGTTACATTGCGCCCATCAACATAAAGCAACCCAAAGCCTTGCTGCCAGTTGGCAGAGCCGTGGGTGTAATGAGCGCTAGAGAACTTCATCATATTCCCCACTTCCATACCTGTGAGGATACGCCCTACAATGCCCCCAGACGCCTCTGTAACGGACGATAGCCCTAGCCTGTGGGTGTGACCACACACCAGCGACTTTCCGTGCTGTAAAGCCTGTTTTAGAGCCGTTTGGCCGGCTACCTGTGAGATGCGCCCATGATCGCCATGAACTGCTACCCAGCCCGGTGCGATAGGCATAGGTTTGCGCCAGTAGGTAATGCCAAGTTCTGGAAGGCGTAAAAAGTTTTCTAAACGCAGTTCTGGTATGCCATAAAGCCCAGGCGCATAACTGGCTATGTAATTAAATAAGCGATCTGTGTGGTTCGATCTAATAACATCTGTAACTCTTAGCTGTTCGAGCAGGCGAACTGTGGTGTCCCGATCTTTCCCGATAGTGCCGGCGTATTCGCCTATCCTGCCCCGCTCCCACTTCGACACGCTTGGAAGGTCTATCTCATCGCCAATCGATACTACTCGATCTGGTTTGTAACGCTTGATAAAATCAATTAAGTTATGAACTGCTTTTGGATCGTGGTAGGGAATCTGTAAGTCTGATACGACTACGATTCGTTCCATATTCACCTCTTTAGGGTTGCTTCCAAAATCGCCAGCCTGCGATCGATTTGCGCCACCTTGTCCGATATGCTGCTACCAGAATTAGGTAATACCTGCGCTTCAATCTTGGCAATTTTCATACTAATCTGAACTAAAACAGTAAAGATGCTTAAAAGTAAAGCAGCCACGCCGATAAGTAATTCAACATCAACAAACATTATGCTTCACTATCCTTACCTTCGTATGGCTTTAGATAGCCAGCAATAGCAGCAACTAATGAACCAATGATGGCTTCTGGTCTGCCATCAAAGCCAGTTGCAGCCCAAGCAGCTGTGAAGGCTGTTAGTGCTAACCCAATACGCTGAGCGTTAGTAGTCATCGGTTTCATCTATTACTTCCTCTATCTCGCTGGCTAGATCGTCTAGCCCTTCATTTAATAATGCTTTGTGTTGCCAAACTGGCTTCTTATCATCGTGCAGGGTTAGCAGGTAGTACTGCTGGTCATCGCCAATAAACTCCATGACCATGCACCAGCCGGTGACCATAGCCCCGTGTTGGCTACTTGCTACCGCTTCCACTAGCTCGTCTAGGCTTCTTTGGAGTGGCTGATTTGGTTGGTTTTGGTTTAGCATCTGCTTCCTTCCACGGAGTTAGCCCTAACGATACTTCAGAATCGAGCAAATATGGCGCAGGATCGGTGTCGTCACCATATTTGTAACCCTCGCCTGTCTTGGGATTGCCTGTGCGAACCTCAAAATGCAGATGAGCGCCTGTGGAGTTGCCTGTGTTACCGACCTTACCTATGCGGTCACCCATCTCAACTGTCTGACCCCGAGTTACCAAAGTCTTAGATAGATGCCCGTAAATGGCTCTGGTCATGTCCCGGTGCAGCACAACTATTGCTGTGCCATAACTCTCACCCCAAGATACACGCTGGCTAACTTCCAGCACCCTGCCAGCCTGAGCTGCAACAACATTAGTGCCAGCAGGGGCGCGGTAATCCACTCCGGTGTGATAACCAAGTTTCCATAACTTGCCTTCACGCTTGTATGGCGTGGTGACTCGGAAACCGGGAACTGGATTAGTCATTAGCCTAGCAACAATTTTGCTTCGTCAGCAGTAATGCCAAGTCGATCCAAAAGTGCTTCTTTGGCTGCTGCCTTTTCTGCTGCTTCTGCCTCGGCTGCTAGTCTATCAGCTTCAACCTGAGCGGCTGCTGCTTCTAATTCTGCAATTTCCTCAGCAGAAAATTCTCTAACAGATTCATCACCAGTAGTTACATTTATTTCTTTTATCATTAGTTCACCCCATAAAGTCTAACTTGACCGCCATTACCTAGAGTATTTTGTCCTCTAAATTCTAATGAAGTAATAGCGCTTGTACTGCGATAATAACCATTAAATACATTACCTGCTTCACCTGTAAAATTTGCAGAATAACCTCTGCTTGCTCCAGAATAAACTTTTCTGCGCGTAGTTGAAGCATAATCGTAAACCCATAAATGACCACCATTTGGTTGGCCACTAGTTGCTAAATCAGTTCTGCTATTATTTACATTTGCACCACTAGCAAAAGCCGATGCATTAAAAGTGCTAGGCTCAGCTCTTTTAATATCCATACCATTGTAATTGGTAGTAGCATTGTTAAATCTAATTTCTAGTTGAGTTGCTGAACTCAAATTTTCTATTTCGTCCCAAACTAATAATAAATGTTTGTATGTTGACGGAATAGAACTAAAAATAATATTGGCAACACCATTAGAAGCAGTAGCGGCAATTAAAGTCATGCCACCACTTGAAAGCGTTGTCCATTCTGGGGCAGTTGCTCCACTATTAACTGTTAAAACTTGCCCTGCCGTTCCAATTCCCAAACGGGTTTTAGCATTAGCAGTTCCAGCGCGGTAAGAAATATCGCCGGCTGTTGTTTCAGGATTTAATGCCTTAATTCTCGCATCTACTTCATCACCAAAGATTTCAAAATCTGCTGGTAAATCCGTAACGAAATCGGTGGGATCGGGCATCACGAACCCATAATTAGGTGTAGTCGCCATTATGCAACGACCCTCGCTTTCTGCCACTCTAACGTGGCGCTAACTGTATTCCACCTCTCGGTGGGTGGAACTTGTGACCAGTTCATTTGCAACTGGCTTAAAGCATATTCACTAACATTAAGAGTTAAGAATAATTCATTTCGGTTAATTGTCCAAGTAAAACCTTCGACAAATCCGCTAAAGATTTCTGGATAAATTGACGTTGGCAAACCTGTAATAGTGATTGGCTCGCTTATCCGCATGGGTAACATCGAATCTCGCATAGTATTAGACACTTGGTCTAGGTGTAACGCTAAAGTAATCTGATTAAGCCGGGTGCGTGGAAATGCCCGAGTTTCCAAGTAATATTTTACACGCTGCTCAGCATCTGCTTCAAGCTCTAATAGGGTATTAACCTTTGCAGCGTAACGCCCATAAAGCGCAATGCTAGTTGGTTCAGTATCGGTTTCAATTTGATTATTTTTGTAAACTACCTCAATCTCATTAATTAAATCGGACAATCTGGACACGCTAGATAAGCCATTAGCCAATATGGAATCAGTATCTATTGTGGTAAAGCCATTTGCAGCAACATCATCGGTGCGGCTGCTGTAATCATCATAAGAAATGCGACCATCATTAGATTCATAAAGCACACCCAAACCACTAATTGCTGCTTGTTGCGCTAAAGCCAGAGCCCCAGTTGCGCCATTAGAGTAACTAACTAATTCAAAATCTCCGGGTCGATCAATAGTGCCAATCAGTAAATCCACATTTTGCCATTGCAATAAAGCATTAACATCTGCCCAAGTATTGCTTGCTGGTTGATATTCTGCCCAAGTAACGCCTGCGCCTTCTTTAATAATATCGTAAATGCGATCGCCATCGTTTTCTTTAGGATAACCATCAAAGCCAACTAATCGGCGATTGAGTTTGCTAAGGCTGCCAACTGCGGTAATGCGCTGGCTGTTAAGTCTGCCTGTGCCACCAAATGCAGCTAGTGATACTTCGATATCAGAAACCCAGCCTGTCCAGAGGGTTACTTGATTGCCGTTGGAATCATCAACTTTAACCACTACCTTTTGATCAATTTCGATCGCTGGATAGTTATTGTCTGCGGTGACTAGGTTAATTGTGGCGTAGCCTGCTCGGGGTTGCTCGTCAACTGTGGTTCGACCATTGGTCAGCGTAACACCATTAACTGTTTTATCTTTGTATTCAACATCGTTAATAATGATTCGCGGATCAATAGTGTATGGCATTATTCAAACCCTATTGCTGGGATAAACGATAAATCACCTGCGCGAGCGCTGGAATTCTGAATTACATTTTGGATTGCTCTGGCTGCACCTTCTGGATCAACAACTGTGCCATTAACATTAATGATAGTTGTGCCGCCTGTGGCACTTGCACTACCCGATTGGCGTTGCTGAATGGCTTGACCAACATTACCGCCTTTGCCAAAGCCATAGAATGGATCAGTAGGCAATAAGTTAATGCCTTCAATCTTGCCGCCGAATTCGCTAATTAAACCTAATTCTGAACGATAAAATCTAGCCAAATCTTTAGATATGGTTGGCGGTGCAACCCCGCCAGCTTGTAAAGCAGCTAATTCTTTTTTTAATGCTGATTGTGCAGCAGCCAATGCTTTAACGCCATTAGCTGCAGAATTAGAACTACTTGCCACACCATTAAAACCACCACTTAAACTAGACAATCCCGGAACAGTATCCTCGCGTGTCTGATTATTAAAGAATTGAAATTGCTTGTAGGCATTAACCATTGAATCATTTACATTATTAGTAACTTTTTCAGTTTCACGAAATCTGTTATTAAATTCGCGGGTAGCAGTATCTAAATCACCAGAAATAAAAGCGCGTGTTCGATTTAATATGTCTAAAAAAGTTGCCCAAACATTTATTACTTTTTCTAATGCGTTTACTGTGGTTGGTACAAATTCCACAATTGTAGTTTTTAACGCGTCAATAATTGCGTTAGATTCTTTAACATCTTGGCTAGTATTATCAAAAGCATCACCTATGTCGCCAATGGCTTGAATCAAATCAGCAAATGCTGGAAATACTCGTCTATCAAAATATGGAATTAAATCCTCTTGAAATACTTCGGCAAATCGTTCTGCTGCCGGTATTGCAAAGCGTGTGAATTCCTCAAATAAATCAGTAAGTATTGGCAATAAGGCAAAGCCAATCGCTTCTTTAGTTTCATCAAATGAAACTTTTAACCTAGATATTTGACCTTCAAGCGTTTCAGCCTGAATCGCAGCAGATCCACCAAATGTTGCTGATAGTTGAGCCACCGCGCCATCAAGCCCAAGAGTTTCAATCTCAGCTGCGGATAAACCAACACCAAGCCTTGTTAATGAAGTAGTGCTGCCTTCATATGCTCTGCCAAGCGCATTAGTAACTGATTCAAGGTTTTTGCCAGTAGCGGCAGAAATGTCTAATGCTAAATTTAATAAATTTTGAGATTCATTAACATCACCCGTAGCAACCGCTAAGCGCTGAAATGCTGGGCGTAATTGGTCATCAGCAACACCAGTAGCCAATGCGGTTTTGCTGATAACTTCTTCAATAGAAGCAATTTGAGCATCTGTGGCTTTGGTAGTATTGCGCAAAGCATTAGCAAGTCGCTCTTGCGCTGCTTGATCCTCAATGGCGGCTTTAACGCCATCAACGGCTAATTTAACGGCATAAGCGCCAGCAGCAGCAGTAGCAGCAGCTAAAGCAGCCCCAACCTTCTTAAAGGCTTCAGACATGCCACTAGAAGCATTATTAACATCAACATTTGCTTTTTTAAGACCATCAGTTAAGTCTTTGGTTTCAGCCAGAATATTAAGTTTAAGTGTTCTGCTCTTATCAGCCATTAGTCTTAAACTCCTTTAATATCTGATCAAACGCTTCTTCCCATTGTTTGATTATTTCTGGTTGAATTCTGCGTAATGTTGGGTAAATAAAATAACCTTCGCGGCCTTTATGCGCTGGAAATTGTGGGTATCGATTTGCACCAAATTCCAAACCATAAACCATGTCTAAGGTAGAAGCGCCACCGCTGAAAAACTTTTGTGACTTAAACCCATAACTAAACTCACCGATTTTGCTTGATTTACTAATTTTAACTGCATCAGCAACTCTGGCACTCGCAACATAACGGCTGCCAACTGCATAATCTTTAATTTTACGCGCTGCAAACTCAGCAAGTTCAGCCGATACTTTTTTACTCTGATCTATGGCTTCATTGCTCATAGCCTTAAATGAGCGTAGGATTTGGCGAATATCTTGCTTGTCGTATTCGACTTTAGCTGTGTCCGCCATTTCGTTCCTTCAGTATCTCTAATGCTGTAAGTATGTCCTCTGCCGTTTCCCAATATGGCATTGGGATTTGCGTTGCGATAGCCAGTTCGATTATTAGTCGGTTGAGGCTACCGCGTTGGTGGGGTTTGCCGTAGCATCGACCACCTCAATATCAGCTACTCCATCACACCAAGCATCTAGCGGCTTTACTGGCTTATCGCTAGATCGCTTTAGGCTTGTGTGCGCCAAGAAAAGCAAATCGCTCATGCCTAATTCGGCATTAGTCATCTTTTGCTTGGTTTCGATTTCCCATCTACGCCAATCCGATGCCTGCACAACTGCCAAAACTTGCTCGTTATTGTTGTAAGTGATATTTAGTTGTAGTTTCATTTGATCCCCCGATCAGTTAGTTATTAAGCGTTGCCAGCAAGGGTTTCAGTTACTGCACCCTTTTCGACCTTAAAGCTAAATGTTGCTGTTTGCAAATCAGTTCCAGCGCCACCAGCTTGTGGGTAGTCTGGAAAAATTTTAAATGCAAAGGTGTGGTTTGTTGCTGTGGTTAGAACTACATCGATTGGTGTGTCTGGTGCTGATTCAGCAGATGCCCAAATAGCCTCACATACTGAACTTGCTGCACCCCAATCTGCAAGCATTTCTAGATCAAATGTTGCTTCAACATTGGTGGTTTTGTATTTTTCACCATCAATCGTCTGAATGATTTGTCGGTCATTTGTCTTGGTCAATACTGCGCTTGTGGTTTGCTCATCTAGATTAGTTGAACCCCAGCCAGTAATGTTTAGTGCGACATTGCGACCTGTAATTACATAAGTTGCCATTATTGTCCTATCTTAACTAAAGGTTTCCGCTACTTCGCCGCGTGCGACCTTGAAGCTGTAAGTTACTGTTTGAGCATCTGCACCAGCACCACCTGCGGTTGGATATTCTGGCAAAATTGGAAACACAAATTGTGCGCCACTTGCAGTAGTCATGGTGATTGAGATTTCTTGCTCTGGTGATTCGGCTGCTGCCCATAGTGCTTCGCAAACACTATTAGCCTTGCCCCAATCTGCAAGCATTTCTAGATCAAAGGTTGCTTCGACATTTGTAGTCTTAACTGCTTCGCCATCTAGGGTTTGATAAACCTGTCGATCATTTGTTTTGGTAAGAACTGCGCTAGTTGCCTGAGCATCAATATCAGTTCCACCAGCGAATGAGAGATTTACATCTCTGCCTGTGAGTACGATTGTAGCCACTTATCCTCAATTCGTGTAGAAGGTAGAAACATTAAAATCAGCAACTAGCAGTTCACTAGCGCCTACTTGCGTAACCGATGGCTTTTCCAAGACACCAACTACATAATTTGCGGGCAATGCCCCCAAAACTTGTAGCCACAATGCTTCGAGATTGTCGAGCGCTGCGGCGTTAGAGTGATATGCAACGCATAAAGTCAAAGTAAAATTCAACTGCGTGCGTATCGTGGCCTTGCTAATAGTCTGAATTTCAGCGTAAGGTGAATCCGGAACTACTACTACGGCTGGTGGAATTACTGTCTCTGGCACATGGTCATAGACATTGGCTGTAACGCCTTGTAAGGCTGTTTTAAGCGCTGCTCGGGTGCTACTTATTGGCATATTGCACCCTCATCGAGATATGGCGCGAGAAGCCCGGATACACGGCTTAAAAGGGATTTGCCCATACGATAAGGGGTTGGGGCAAAATCTACGCCCTCGATCTGACCACCAGCTGCGGTGCGGCTTTGGAATATTTCTGTGCTAACTACATAAATGGCAGACTCAACGGCTGCGTTACCAACATAGGTTGATGCGCCAGTAAGAGTTGCCCTGCCAGATGGAATAACTTGTCGGAAGTTAATATCGGCATTGGTTAAATCAAAAGTAAACAAAGTCATAAAGTTTTCAGTTGGATCGCGGTAAATTTGAGTAATTAAACCAACTGAAGTAACGGCAAAAGTATCTAAATTAACACTCTTAATTGTTCTTGTGCCATTGTATGGCGAACCAGCGCCAGAAATAACTACTGATTGACCAACATTAAATGGGTGTCTGCCAACTGTGTAAATGTAACCTTCATTGGCAATAACTTGTGTGCCCCCGATAGGTGCGGAATAAGTCACTAACATTGGAAGCACTACTGCCTCAGCGCTGTCGATGATCTGATTCAGATACGCATCATTGTAAAG